TACTTGACATTTAGAAAATGAAACAATGTTCAACGCAATTCTTAATGAGATGCGTTTAGCAGATATGTATTTTTTGTTCTTGATATATATCTATTATGTCATTAGAGCTTAAAAAATTTAATATGCGTAGAATCAGTTTCAAGCCCAACGAAAACAAAGGTCCAGTGGTTGTTTTAATTGGAAGGCGTGACACTGGTAAAAGTTTTTTGGTGCGTGATTTATTGTATTATCATCAAGATATTCCTATAGGCACAGTTATATCCGGAACAGAAGAGGGTAATGGTTTCTATGGTAATATGGTACCCAAATTGTTTATTCATAATGAATATAATACCGCTATTATAGAAAACATCCTTAAGCGTCAAAAACAGGTATTAAAACAGATAAAGAAAGAGATGGAAGTGTACAAAAAAACAAATATCGATCCTAGAGCATTTGTTATTCTTGATGATTGTTTGTATGACAATAGTTGGTCGCGTGACAAAATGATGCGTCTCTTGTTCATGAATGGACGGCATTGGAAGATAATGTTGGTCATTACTATGCAGTACCCTTTGGGTATACCTCCAGCGTTAAGAACTAATATAGATTATGTCTTTATTCTCAGAGAACCATATGTGTCAAATAGAAAGCGTATATTTGAAAATTATGCTGGCATGTTCCCAACATTTGAGTCTTTTTGCCAAGTAATGGACCAGTGTACAGAAAATTATGAATGTTTGGTTATTGACAATAATGCAAAGTCTAACAAATTACAAGATCAAGTGTTTTGGTACAAAGCTGATGGACACAATGGATTCAAATTGGGTTCAAAGGAGTTTTGGGATTTATCCAAGGATATGAATTCTGACGAAGAAGAAGAAGCGTATGACCCAAATAAATCTAAGAAAAAGGGGTCGGGTCCAAAAATTAGCGTGAAAAAAAGTAAATGGTAAATAGAAGAATATCTTTATGCGTAAATTAACATAAATAATTTCTATGGTTATCTTTTATGAGCAGCGATGATATTCATGTTGGATTAGAAAACAATCTAGAAAATAAACCAATTATATTTTCTGTAGGACATAGATGTACATCTGCTTCATTAATAAAAGAACTACGAATGAAATATGAATCCTATCCGTTTGATTGGGTCGTCTCGAAACTTGAAGTGATTAATGATTGTTTGAATGATAATTTTCGTAGATATCTTGATGTATCTAACTATGAAGAAATGCATAGTCACACATTTAATAAGTGTGATAATATAAAATACCATGTTGGTTATGAAAATATAGTTTTTAATAAAAAATATGAAACCATGTTTTTTGAGAGCGAATATAATGTCGACTGCGATGAACCACAAAATGTTTATGGAACTTATGGTATGGCTCTAGCAGAAACACACCATGATATTCGAACGGATAATCATAAGGGATATTTTAATCGATGTGTAGATAGGTTCAAACGTATGCTAGCTATTCCTCGTCAAAAATTCTATTTATATGTTCACCCGTTAGCGGGTGAAAAACATTTTGAAGAACGCAAGGCTGATTTAATATTATATTTCCTGAAATTTGTTGAAGGATTTATAACTCACGTAAAGAACGCATTTGGTATATTTTTTATTGTTGTAAAAAATGGAAAGAAAAAACACCAAATAGAAACAATGTTTGAAACTGATAATATGACAATTCGCGTTTTATATGCGAATGATGATTTGATTGATGCTGGTGGAGTGTACGACGGAGATTTTTATAATGAACAATATGTAATGTTGACTACTATTGAATCTATTTTAAAAGAACACGGCGAAACCAGACGATAAACATAGTGACAAATAATTGCCTCTATGTTTATAAATTAAAATTAATCTTCCTTTTCTTTAGACTCAGGGTCAGGGATAGGTGTAGCAAAAGGACCGCTTAAAAGCTGGCTTTGACCATTATCAGACTTTCCAACAATGACATTTTCACCCTCAAACAACTCCTTGCGGATATCAGCAGTAGATATCTCATCTCCACCACCCTCAAGAAGGCTCTTCTCTTGAGTATTTGCAACACCAACCCCAATCAAGTTACCCTCCTTATCAATGGTTTGGGTAAGAGTATTTCCACTCTTCTCGGCATTAGCAATATTCTCCTCGATGGCTTGTTGCTTTGTCTCCTTGATTCTCTTCTCGAAAGCATCCTTTGCCTCAGACTCGTTCTTATTCTTCTCGCTCATTAGCTTATTAAGCTCTTCCTCCATATACTCAACACGCCCGGTCTTGTATGCCTCAGGCTCCCAAGGCATCCACATTCCAACCGGACCAACATATACATCATGATGAGGGTCTATCTCGCGTAGAAGCTTACATCTAAGCTCTGCTTCCTCAATCGAAGGATAACTTCCTCTAACCTTAATTCCTCTAGTGTGAGTTTGGAAATTGTTAGCCTGAGAAAACATCTTATCCAAGTTGTCATCGTTCTTGTCGATGTAAGTCTTGTAATCGTCCTCAATGGTGCTGGGGGTGATACTAGCCTTTTCCTCCTTAATGAACTCCTGGAAATCAGTCATTACATCATCAAACGTAAGTTTATACTTGTAAGAAACAAAGTTAAGAAACTGGACAAACTTTTCCATAGACTTATTCATCTCCCACGACTTAATGAACTCTTGAAAGCAGAACATGTTTTTTTGCTTTAGAATATTCTCGGGTGACACAAAAGAAATACACGTAAATTTCTGTCCAGCAATGGCTTTATCTTCGTCTAACAAGTCAACATACTTGACGTTAGGTGTGCCATCGGAGTTTAGCTTTCTTTCAAATGTTGTCTCAGAGCTTGACATTAATATATACTATCATCTTCTGGTTTTAAGTAATTATTGAGGAATATATATCTAATTCAAGACGAGTTTTTTTCTTTATTATTAGTATATGAATCGCGTGTTTGATATTAGCGAGCTTGTTAAGCGTTTGATAAAATACCTCATCGAGGGTTTGATGGTTGCGCTTGTTGCCTACGCCATTCCTAAGAAGTCCTTGGACTTAGAGGAGATTGGAATGATTGCCCTTGCTGCTGCCGCTACCTTTAGCATATTGGATACATACATTCCAACCATTGGTGCCACTGCCCGTTCCGGTGCAGGATTCGGAATTGGTGCCAACTTGGTTGGATTCCCAGGAGGACTATAAGGAGTTGTTAGTAACATGAAATAAACAAATATAAATCATAGGAATAAGGTTTATATTTGTAGTATATATATATTTAGGAAAATGACAAAAGTACCTAAAAAATACATCCCATCCAGACTCAGCAAGAAAGATAGGAAAAAACAGAGTAAAATGTTGAAGAAATCACGACGTATGTATAAGAAAAAGAAATATTACACGCGTAAAAAGGTATCGAGTTACAAATCAAAAACATCAAATCATATTCTCAACGCCAGAAAAATGTATAAAGTGAAAAAAGTAGGCGCATCAAAAGAATTATCTAGGAAAACTGGATGTTCTATCAAAAGCCTAAGAAAAATTATCAAAAAAGGACAAGGTGCATATTATTCCTCCGGTTCTAGACCAAATCAGACATCCACATCCTGGGGAGTTGCAAGATTAGCCAGTGCAGTTACAGGAGGAAAAGCCGCAGCAATCGATTTCAAGATCATTAAAGAAGGATGTAATTCGCGAAAAAAAGCATATAAATTAGCAAAAAAGGCTGTAAAAAAATATGGACGAAAAACAAGAAAGGTTCCCAAGACCTCTTTATAATTAATTAAACAGTTGGAATATATTGCCAATCAAGCTCAACACATATTTTCTTCCATATGGTATCTTGGTCAATCCTCTTTTCGCGGTCTTTCAACATAGGAAAGTGTTCAAGATACTGATTTTCACCCAAAAGCTCGCATAGTTTATATGCTGTGTAATAATAATTTAAGAAATTTACTCTGTCATCTGGACAAAATTTAGAATATGGTGCTTGCAATTCCATAAACAAATTATATAATTTATCTTCAAATTCAGGAGTCATTACAGGTGGCTTGATGCCCAACTTATCCTTTATGAAAGGAATATGTTCATAGTATTTGTTATACCCCAATTTTTTTAGAATATCCTTTGTTTTAGCATTTGTAACTTGTTCTAATGTAATTCGCTCTTTCTTGATTTGAAGCTTTATACTTTCAATTACTTCTTTGGGGATTTGTGTGGTTTCCTTTCCCTGAAATTGCGCAATGATTTCCTTGAAATGATTGATTCTTTTATATGCATAAAAACACACCTCTTTAGGGGGTTCTTTGTAAGAAGGTTTTTCATTTTCAATCAAATATGGAACATTTCGAGAACATTTATTGCATATCATAACTCCCTCATCTTCTAATGGAATTAGTTCCCCAATGTGACAATATTTACAAACATTTGCAGGTTTAACAAAAGAATTCACATCGATAAAATTGTGATCAATTCCAGACAAATAAGTTTTGACAATATTATTAGAGTTATTTGTTTCATATTCAGTATCAATATGTAATTTAAAAAAGTTACCAATCTTGCTATTTTTAGAAGAACTAGTGGAAGCATCCATATTAGATATATTTTTTTTACTTTCAAAATAATCAAACACGTGCTTGGAGTTGCTCAAATAATAATTCTTCTTTCTTACGCGCAATTGTTTAATTTCTTCATTTATCTCTCCAATCCTGTCCTTTATCCGAAGCTGTTCTTCAAGAATCATTTTATCATTATTTAACTTACTATACAATTCAATCTTTTCTTGTTGTAATGCAGGAATTTTTTCTTGTTCATCCTTGTCAAATGCCTCTACAAACTCATTATGTTTGCTATCTAATGTAACATTAGCATTTTTACCAACTTTAATTTTCTTTGCCGTTTTAGGCTTGAATCCGTTGGTGGACATGATATAGTATATTCAATATTAGCAGGGTTCTTTTAATTACTAATTTATCAAAACATTTAACCATACAAACACCGAATTATGTTCAATATATAGATTGTTTTTCTGTTATTGTACAAATGGACATACATATAAAGAATAACGTTACAACATTACAAGACATTGATGATATAACATTTAAGAAAATGGCATTTTTTTACAACGCTATTGAAGAAGGATGGCAAATTAGAAAAATTAAAGGAGACAAATATATTTTCTCCAAACAACATGAGGGGAAAAAAGAAGTATATTTAAACTCATATCTAACTGATTTTATCAAGTCTAATATGGAATTGGATAAGCTAACTGCAAGACAAAATGACACATAATCAAGAAATGTTGAGTTTTATTGAATAACGAATTAAATGTTAATTGGTTATTTTTTTTTCTTTAGCCATTGTATAAAATGGGAGGCGGACTCATGCAACTCGTCGCTTACGGCGCTCAAGACGTTTACCTTACTGGCAACCCCCAGATCACTTTCTGGAAGGTTACATACAGACGCTACACCAACTTTGCTATTGAATCTATCGAGCAAACTTTTAATGGACAAGCTGACTTCGGTCGCCGTGTTCAATGCACGATCAGCCGTAATGGTGATCTTGCCTACCGCACCTATCTTCAGGTCACTCTTCCCGAGATTAACCAGCTTATGGGTGTCGGAGCTTTCTCCACTAGCACTGCTTCCACTGGCGTGTATGCCCGTTGGTTGGACTTCCCCGGAGAGCAGCTCATTGCCCAAGTCGAGGTGGAGATTGGAGGTCAGCGCATTGACCGCCAATATGGTGACTGGATGCACATCTGGAACCAGCTTACCATGACTTCTGAGCAACAGGCTGGTTACTTCAAGATGATTGGAAACACCACCCAGCTTACTTTCATTACCGATCCTTCCTTCGCTGATGTCGATGGACCTTGCGACTCCCAGGCTCCCCGCCAGGTGTGCGCTCCCCGCAATGCCCTTCCTGAGACCACCCTTTACGTGCCTCTTCAGTTCTGGTTTTGCACCAACC